GTATTGTAGATGCTGTTTTAGCCAATTTTGATAACGCCGAAGATGTGCAAGTTGCTGCACAAATTGTACCAGCCATGATATCAATGGCTGATACTATAGCGAAGAATGGGCCTTTGCTAGTTGAAGCAGCTTCTAAGATTATGGCTATGCCTCCTATCGGCGAAATAGATCCTAAGAAGGCATTTGGTTATGTGCGATTATTCCGAGTAATTGGCATGTTTGCTAATGCCATGTTGCAATCAGGACTTGAGACTGTTACGGATAATTTAACACAAGCAACTGAACAAATATCTGGAGTAGACCAAGCACTACAAGGCCTAATAAACGCTCTGTCTAGCCTAGGCGGAAGCATGGTCAACTTGGGCAACATGGGAGCAGCATTGCAGGGTGGCGTAAGTGTTACCGCCAATGTGCAGGCAGCTACTACTTCGAATGTGTCTAATGAAGCGAGACAAATGGCCAATACTGTTCAAATGGCCGGTGTAAGCTCGAATAGTATGTCTGCCGCTTCTGAAAGCGCTATAAATTTGATAGCTAAACACACAGAAGATTCTGCTCTATATCTTTCTGAAATTAGGGATTTAATAAGACAGCAGCAAACTGAACCAAAAACAAGGATTAGGCCAACTATTTTTGGCGAAAATACCTATGTTGCATCAGCATTAGATGCAACTTCTCTTCCCGATAGCGATTCAACCTTTACACCTAATTTCGGAATCACATAAAAATAAACATATTGGAGTATAGTTAAATGTTAGCAACGACACAGACAGGACAGCTTAATAACATAGATGACTGTTACATAAAAGTAGGCAGCCTACAGCCTATTTACATGTATATTATGCCGGATATTGGCGATGGCCATGCCGCTACGTATGCTCAACAAAATGGCATTGGCCGAAGCATGCCTGCATATACTTTTTCTTATGGTGGTCCACGACAAATAAGTTGGACTATTCACTTATACGCAGACACATATCAAAGACTTCTTACCAATTTACAGACATTAAGAATTATAGAATCCTGTACATACCCAAGAAATGGTGCTGGCAATTTACCTTTTGTTCCCCCATCAATTTGCAAGTTAAAATGTGGCCCCATGCTTGGTGATTATGAAATAAATGTTGTTCTCATGAGTTATAGTGTCAAGTATCCAGTAGATGTACAATGGTCAGATAAAATTGGCATACCATATAATGGTAATATTATATCAGTTGGTCCAATACCTTATAAATTTGATATAGATTGCACATTTGAAGTTGTATATGATGCCAGTCAATTACCGGGTGCAGAAAGAATACTTTCGCTTGGAAACTAATTTATGATATATAAGGGGTTTTAAAATGGCCAACGTTATAGAATATAGCACATCTTTGCTTCCCAACGATTATGTTGTTACAACAAGTAGATACATAAATTCTCAAGTAGTATTTTACGGTAGCCAAAAGAAAATAACATTCAATATTTATCAAAGAAGAACTATCCCAGTAAGTGCCGATGACAGATATGTTTATATTAACGCTGGCTATGAATATAGGCCAGATTTGGTAAGTTATAAAGCTTATGGAATACCAGACTATTGGTGGTTAATTTTACAAGCAAACAATATAAATGATGTTTTTTATTTTAAAAATGGAATTACAGTAAGAATACCTAGTATATTAAATCCATCTAATTAAGGGAAATTATGGCTTTACCCGGAAGAACATGTTTATTGCCCGGTGCAGCGGAAACTTATGCGTGCGGCGTAATAGCAAAACCGCTTATCAATAACTTTTCTCAAGCAGTTAAAACTGGCTTTATAACGGTAGTGATGAGAAGCAAGCTGGCAGGCAAACTAATTACTGTCGGTAATAGGTCATCTCCTTGGTATCAAAATAAAACTTTTATCAAGAGTTTTGAATTTGGTGGCACCAATGACGTTGCGGCCAAATTTACCATTTACGATGCATCTGGCAATGATCTTAGTGTGTTTTTAGATTCTTTATATCAAGACTCTTGTAATGCACAACATAATACTGTTTTATTAGAATTCGGTTGGATTTTGACTAACTCGTCGAACACTGCCACCAAATTTAGTTCGGCTGATTTTACTTATGCTCCGTATCAAAAAATCAATCCGAAAGCAAAGCCTAATCCCGGTGGGGCATTGGGCTTTTTGGTAAAAAACATCAAGGTTACCGCTGATTCTAGTGGTGCATGGGTTTATGATGTTGAGCTTGCAACATTATTAAATAGAAAAAATGGCAGGGTACGCAGCGCAGATCCGGTGGGTAGCAACCGTCACCCTGCTAGTATAAAAGTGGCATCGTCTAGGACTCTTGAGAGAACATGCGCTCAGCGGGGCGTAGTAAATAACACGGCTGTTTTGTTTGCTAGAGATGATGGAGGGGGTTTATTAACAGAATTTGGTTTTCCAAATAGCGAGGGGGGCTTTAACGGTCCAAAAAGCGTATGGGATCCAAATCGTTTGAGTTCTGTTGGTGCTATAAGAGGCTGGTTGAACGGTTTAAGAAGCGACAGAGGTCTCGGCATGACAGTATTCACAGACCCCAGTGTAGACGCTGCAAATATTGTGGTTCTTGAGGGAAATCCAGAATGGTGTCAGAATCCCAGAGTAAGGTATTGTCCTCAAAAAGATAGTCCTAAATACATCTACATTGTTAATGGTGGCGATTGTTCTCCTGTTATTGATTTCAAACCAAGTGTCACATATTATATTGCAGCTAAAGCTCAGGGCGGTGGAACGGGCGCTCAATCAAGCAAACAAGTACAAGCATCAGCTAGAAAGGTTCAGGCGTGTCCTGAATTTGTTGAAAATTCGCTTGCCAATCCAGAGGAAAGCGCAGAAGGCTTGCAGACAAGTGTCACTGTTCCCGGTGCATCTATGAATTACAGGTTCCCAACGGATGCAGTTGAAAAGCAGGCTGGAGCAATTAACGCCAATTTAGTTGCAAACGCTGGCAGAATTCAGTCTTCAAACATAGAAGGTGAACTCGTTATTCAGGGAAATCCAGAATTTGTAAATATAGCAAGGTGCCAAGGTATGAAACTAGGCATTATTTATTTCAACACAGGTATGCCAAGTGTGCTGCAGCAACCCGGAGTGCAAGGAATTAATGCACAATCTGCACCGATGGAATGGCTTGCAAATCCATATGTAAATAATGTTTTTAGTAGGCTAGATTATCAGATACAAGGCGTTAGTCATTCCATCAGTGAAAATGGTGATTTTGTAACTAAATTGAAAGTATTTGCTGTTCCAGACTCTGCTAAACCAAGAAGAAGCAGAAGAGGAGCACAATAATGGCAGCAGCTAGACCACCAATGACTGAATTACAGTCGCTACAACAAGAAGTACAAAAGTCCAACTTTGCCGCCGAATCGAGAACAAAAGGCGGCGAAGGTTCCTTTGGTCTATATTTAGGCTATTGTGTCGATACCTTAGATGTGTACAAGCAAAACAGAATTAGATTTTTCTGTCCATTCATGCACCAACCACGAACTGTCGTTTCTTCCTTGCCTTTTGCGATGCCCATTTCGCCTATGGGCGGCATTGACGATAGTGGATCAAATTGGATTCCTCCTGCAGGCAGTACTGTTGCTTTGTTATTTGAAGGTGGTGATAGACTGTCGCCATTTTACATTGGAACCACTTGGACTCGGCTGAATGGAAATCCAATAGGCGGTGTAGGTCAACAAGGTGGTTTTTATGGCGTTCCGATGCAAGAATATTTTAACTTGTATCAGGGAAGAAGAGGTGGTTATCTTTGTGGACCGAACAACGGTACGCAGTTGCTGCCGCCGTGGAACACAGAAAGTTATAATGGCTTTGATATTACTTCCATCGAAGATATTAATAAAAACCCATTTCTTCTTGAGTCAATGACTTTCCCGAACATTTACGGATTCAAAACACCAGAAAAACACATGATAAAAATGGTGGACGGAGACGCAAAGTGTAATAGAAAGTGGAAGAGAATTGAAATCATGTCCGGTTGTGGCAACTGGATGATTATGAAGGACGATCATCTTCATTATTGCGGACAATGGGCTCATCCTGTATGTGGTGCCAGAAGTGGAGATACATCTTGTCAAATTGGAAGTCCAAATCCGCCGCCTCAGACCGTTATTGGAGCAGATGGTCAAATACAAGCTATAGCACCAGTATTTACAACTTATGATATTCAAAATACGCCAAATCCAAACCTAATTGATGCTGCCTATAACGATTTAGAAAATAATCCAAACAAGTTGGAAAATCCCCAGTGTAATGGAAGAATTTTGGGAGGACCTGCTGGAAATCAGACTGGTTCAAGCCAAGTTGGCGCAAATCCGTTTTTCAAACAACAAAGCGAATGCCGTCCTTATAAAGGCCCACAAACTCCTCAGAACAATTCATGTAATTTGCCTCAAAGTGGCATACAATTTCTATCCATCAGTGGTCATACTTTTGTTATGGATGATTCCGTTGAGGTTCCCCAAGGAGGCATGGAATGGGAACGAAGCACAAAGCCATTTGATTTCGGCTGTACTAACAAATATATGGGCAGAAGCTATTGGAAAAGCGCAACTGGTCATTCCATCACACTCAATGATATAGAAAAGTTAGGGGCTAATAATCAAGTAAGAGGGCAGAACAATGGCATACAAATGCTGACTGCTTTAGGCAATCAAATCCTAATGAGTGATGAATCTGTAGGCCCAAATTGTCCATCCTTGGCTGCAGAGCAGCAAGGAATTAGTATGGTCAGTACTTCTGGGCATACTTTGGTATTTTCTGATAACCAAAATGATCGCAACATTCCCTGTAGAAAAGAAATAGGTTCTGCTCAGCCTCAGCCAAACGCAAAAAATGCATATGTTCTTATGAGAAGTGGTTATGGATTTGCAATCAGAATGTATGATGGTACTAATCAAACTGAAGCAACTGATGATAAATTCCTAGAAATTTTTGCACCTCAGAAAGGCAATATTAGAGGTGGCACTTTCATTCTCATGCGTGAAAGAAAAGAGCAAAACGGATATTTACAACTAAGAGCCGGTGGCGATTATCGACTTGAAACCTATGGATCAGCAGTTGAAATTATTGGATTTGAAAATGAAGAAAAGAGTGCTGGCAGTAAAATAACCCTTATAAAAAATAACAGCATAGAAGTAACAAAGGAAATAAAATATACAAGGAATAAAACTGCTCTTTCGGTAAGCGACACCAGAAGCCTAATTCTTGCTGGCAAGGATTACGATTCAGAACCCACAGAAGAACAGAAAAAGGCTGAAGAGGAGTTGAAAGCTGCCGGACTTCCTGTGCCACCTAGAGAAAAAGTGCCGAATATTTGTCCTGTTTTGGTTTTTGATGGCAAAAGAGGAACTATAGTTCTGAGTGACAGGCTTTTTGCGAGTGCGAGCCCTGAAGCTTCTGCGGCAAGCATATTCAATTTGGCACCGCTCAGACCTACCAAAAACTCTACTATTCAGGAATTAAAGAAGCAAATTAATAAGGGATAATTCAAAAGGAATATAAAAGCGACTATATACAAATATTACCTGAAAACTATAATATTTTAGGAGTAATTTATAGATGAATTTGCTTGGTTGTCCGTATCCTATAGTTAATACCCCTCAGGGTTTATTGCCTACAATTTATGACACAAATGTCATAAAAGCGGATTTGCTACAGCTAATCCTTACAAATCCGGGTGAAAGAGTCATGATGCCGGAATACGGCACCTCTTTAAGAAATTTGATTTTTGAACCCAATGATCCTCTTATTTACGACAGAGTAAAAGCTGCAATAAACAGCGCAATAGCGATCTGGGAACCTAGGATAGTAGTTCAAGAAGTAACAGTCACAGATTCTTATGGCTCTACAAACCAAGATATAGCCATAGCTGCAAATCTAAATAGCAATACAATTTATATAGCAATAAGATTTTTTGTTCCCAACAAAATAAATGCTGTTGAAAATCTAGTGATACAGATACCTACAGGAGTATGAAATGGCTGAATTGTGTCCTTTTGAAGTTGTTCCTTATAAAATCACAACAAATCCTAATCGTCCAACTCCTGTAAGCTTAAATTACACAAACCAAGATTTTTGGAGTTTGAAAAATAGGCTAATTACTTATTGTAGAGACAATTTTGGCAC